TTGTGAACAAGGAGGTTGTACAGGTGTTATGGAAAGAGATATAGATGCACCATCTTTTCAACTCAAAGGAAATGGTTGGGCTAAAGATGGCTATAGTAATAAGAAACAAAAACCAAAAGAGGAGAAGAAGGAATAAAATATGGAATTAACTTATATGATCGTAGGATTTATTCTTGCGGCATACTCGGTTGTTGCTAATGATAGTGTACAAACATTAGGTCCTTGGATAGCATCTAACTCAGATCATCCAGGTAACACAGAGCCATCATTTAATTGGCAAACACTTTGGCTATCAGCATCAGCAGTTTTAATATTTACATTATGGTATGGGTGGTATATTAACGGGGGCGACATATCATTTGGTAGACTAAACAAAATACCTTTCCAAGAAGTACAATGGTACCATGCAACTGCTCCACTTGTACTTCTATTACTAACACGAGTTGGCGTACCTGTATCAACAAGTTTCTTAGTCCTGTCTGCATTTGCTAGTACATTTGTATTAGAAAAGATGTTAGTTAAATCTATTATAGGATATGCCTTAGCGGCAATAGTTGCTTATGCTATTTGGATGGTAGTTGAACGTGTTATAGATGAGAAAGCAGATAAGGTACCTGAAACACATAAAGTTTATTGGCGTGTTGGTAGTTGGATCACTACAGCATTCTTATGGTACACTTGGTTATCACACGACATGGCCAATATTGCTGTATTCCTTCCTAGAGTATTATCCGTTGAATGGACGCTTTTTGTATCTGTTGTGTTTATAGTATTCTTAGGATACACGTTTTATGAACGTGGAGGAAAGATTCAACACGTTGTTTTAGAAAAGACTGGCACTAGGTATGTGCGTTCAGCAACATTAATTAATGTAGTATATGCATTTATATTAATGTTCTTTAGAGAGTATAATGATATTCCTATGAGTACTACTTGGGTCTTTGTTGGATTGTTATGTGGAAGAGAACTTGCAATATCAACACTTATGGAAAACTATAAGTTTAAGTATGTGTTTCCTATAATAGGCCGTGACTTCTTAAAAATGATGTTAGGACTAATTGTGTCAGTAGGAATTGTATTGTCAATACACTATGTTATTATACCTAACGGGTTACACTAAACATCTTACGATAATCTTTGATTAGAGCAGATGCAAACTCACATTGTGAGTTAAGTCCAGGGTGTTGCCCGTCTTGTGCTTTATCAATATAATAATCTACTATATTATACTTGCAATATTCTATATCAGGTTCAAGTAAATCTGATATTAATTTTGCTTCTAGATTATCTAGCCCAGGCGGTTGAAAATGTAATATGCTTTTAATTCCTTGCTTTCTTAAAGACAATTCAGCATAATTTATATACCAGGAAGTTGTATGAGGATCGTCATCGGGGCTCCAAACTGTTTGATAATACCCTTTTGCTTTTTTAGATTTTATCCAAGCACCTAGTCTATCAGTTCTACGTTCAGGATCAAAGTCAACCCCCCATCGATCCAGATCCCCATCTTTTGAAATCATCATTGAACGATTTATATAAGTCCATTGGAAGATAATTAAATCATTTGGCTTAAAGTGTTCTTGAACTAATTTGAGAGTATATAATATTTCTTTGTTACTAGAACCAGGAAAAGATAAGTTCCTTACAGTTCGATTAGCATGACGGCCTAATATTGAGGCATAACTTGATTTAGATGGCTTACCGTTACAATCTTCTAATCCTTGACCGTAAGTATAACTACACCCAAATGCATATAACGTTGGTGTTGATGTTTTGACATAGTCTATATCAAACCAGTTATTCTTCATTGTATTAACGCATTAATGTAATTGGATCTAAACTTTTCATAGCAGATGGTTGCGGAACTTCTTTACTACTATTTGCTAAATTGTTTAAGTGTTTAATATATTCATTAATATTATGATCAGAAATAGGATCAAACTTACCTTTTAATATACTAACAAAAAATCCACGCCAACGATCCTTAGCTATTTGCCAAGGTGTATAGTTTCTAAGGTTACCAAAATGGTTAAAGTAATGACAAGTGCCGTGATGTTTATAACCCATCCAACGCATTGGTACACGAGTAACAATATCATTATTGTTTCTCCAACGGTAATGTTTGAACGGAATATGATTAATGTAACTAGGCCAACCAACCCTTGGAGTTCCATAAGTATGTAACTCTTTAGGATTCGTACATTTATTTTCGCCTTTACAACGACTTGCACATATAGTTGCCATGCCTGCACCTAACGAATGTCCAGTAAACCAAACGTTACGTTCTGCTTGTTCTCTTTCTAAGTCTTCTTCTATTTGAGGCCACAACTTATCAACTTCATGTTTAAATCCTTTATGAACTCGTCCGACTGTTTCTGAAACAACAGGCCATGCTTCTGCATCAGCTTTAATATCGTTCCATTGTTTAGGTTGTGTTCCACGACAAGCAATTACAAAATCATGCTTATTCATAAAACGATATGCTTCTGCACCTTTAATATTATAGTATTCTATAGTAGTAAAGCCTAGCTTTTTACCTTCTCGAGTTGCATCTTCCCCTTCATAATAAGCAATAGCACTTAGTTCAGCAAAAAGTAATGCACGGTGTTCAAATGATAAATTAGCTATTGGTTTCGTTAATTTTTTACTGAACATTAATATTCCTTTATTTTTATTAGTTTATGGTATAGTAATAATATAGGTATTTATCTCCATGCGCCAGCACCTTATCGTCGAAGTATTTACACACAGGCAACTAAATACAGTATAGGAAACGAAACCATGAAAAGAACCACTAGATCTATACTCGAAGAACTAAACAGTATTCACCGTACGACTGATAACGAAGCATTAATACAGTCAACAGGGAATAACTTAATTGAAAGTTCGATTAATTTATTAAACAGAATAACTGATAGTTATGACGCAGATACAGCCGCAGAATTAGAAAGACGTTTTATAAACAGTATTAGAAGTGGTGATCCTCGTAAATTTAAACGTGGCGTTGATAAAATAGTTGAAGCAAGGAAAACAAATGATTCTCAATGAAGGCGGTAACATATTCAAAAATGCTGAGGGCGAACCAGCTACAATCCGTATTAATAAAGCAGATGTAAAGCCTACATTAGGTTGGCTTGAAAAGATCACTGGATTAGATCATAAAGGCCATATGCTTGGCAGTACTGGTGTTAAAGACACTAGTGGTGATTTAGATGTTGCTATTGAGAAAGATAAAGTTAGTAAAGACGATCTAGTAGGAAAATTACAAGCATGGGTAGTTAAAAATCATCCTGATGACGAGCCTAAACAATGGATTCGAAAGTCTGGTATTTCAGTACATTTTAAAACACCTATTAGAGGTAATGAGAAAAACGGATTTGTACAAACAGATTTAATGTTTGGTGATCAGAAGTTTATGAAATTTGCTTTAGGTGGCATGGACGCAAAAAGTAACTTTAAAGGCCAACACCGTATGATTATGATTGCCTCGTTAGCAAAAGCACTAGGATATAAGTGGAGCCCCTCAAATGGATTAGTTGATAGAATAAGCAACGAACCTTTGGAAGGTGCAAAGGATCCAAAGTTTATTGCAAAGACTTTAATGGGTCCAACTGCAACTCCGCAAGACTTACAAAGTGTAGAATCAATTAATGCTAAAATTAAAGCAGACCCTAATTACGAAAACTTAGTTAAAGATGCCAAAGACTGGTTTGAAAAAGATGGACTAGAGCTACCATAATGAGATTTTTTGAATTTAAACAAATTGTAAAAGAAATGGAAGCACGTATCCAACATGCAGAAGATATCATCTTCTGGGAAGGAAGTGCTGGAGCCAAACGTGCTTTGCAATCTTTAGCTAACATGGCCAAAGGTGGACACAAAGATGTAACAATCAAATGGGATGGATCACCTGCTGTAATATTTGGTCGTGATGCAGATGGCAAGTTTGTCTTTACAGACAAGTCAGGCTTTAGTGCAAAAGGATATGATGGTAAGTCACAAAGTGGCGATGACTTACAGGCCATGTTACTTGGTAGAGGTAAAGGTGGCGAGAAGTCAGACAGTTATAAAGCATTTGCAGGCAATATGAAAGATGTATTTGACGAATTTGAAAAAGCTGTACCTAAAAAACACAAAGGCTATTTCAAAGGAGACATGTTATACTTTAATACTCCTGATACAATAGGTGAAACGCTGTCCTTTAAACCTAATACAGTAACATATACAGTACAAAAAGATAGTGACATAGGTAAACAAATAGCAAGAAGTAAAACTGGTGTAGTTATTCATAGAGTTGTAGATCAAAACGGTAACGAAGGTCCTTTAGGTCAAACACCTCTATTTGAAGGTAAAGAAGTATTAGTATTACCACCAGTGACTGTAGTTGATGCTCCAAACGTAGACATGAGTAGCATTAAAGAAGTAAGTGGAATTGTAAGTAACAATGCTAACGAGATTGACAGTTTATTAAACAAAGAAACATTAGCCGCAATGAAGGTTAGTGACTTCTCTCAAATACTTTATACATATACTAATAGTAAAGTTGATACAGGATTAGATAAACTAGGTAAAGACTTTGTACAATGGCTATCAGGTAGCAAAGTAAGTAAAAATAAACAAGCAAAAATTATTGAATATGTAAAAACAAATATTAAGGCTTTTAATGCATTATGGCAAACAGTAAACGGTATCATGAGAGTTAAAGATGATATCATTAATCAATTAGAAAATCAACCTGCTGATGTTAAAGCATCAATAGGTGGTAAGCCTGGAGGAGAAGGTTATGTATTAGCTAATCCAAAAGGAGATATAAAACTAGTTAATCGTGCAGGCTTTAGTGCGGCTAACAGAGCAGTAAAACGAGAGGGGACTAATATGAGAGCAAGTGACTTTACAGATACCGACTTTATGCGTAGAGGTATTGATCCAGCAGACGTTGACGATAACGACGATCCAGGATTTAAACAAGATATGATGTTTAACCAATTAGGCAAAATATTAGATTCACAATCTAATCCAAAGCCGTTGAATACCGTTACAACTGATGATGGTAAAAAAATGAAAGTTGATGTAGCACAAGCTAAAACATTACGTATGATGGCAACTACTGATAGAGTTAAGCCAGCTATACGTTTTGAGTTTACTAAAGACATTCAAAAATCAGCTGGATTAGAACAATTTCTTGCAGTTAAAGATCCAAAAGAGATGATTAATATCTTTGCTGACAAGTATATGAAGTAGGCGATATGGAACTCAAATTCTTAGACGAGATATATGAAGCGAGAATGACTCGCAATAGTACTGACCAAAAGAAGTTATCATATACTGACTGTGGTGAAAGGCTATACTTATCGCTATTGATTCTTGAGTTACTAAGGCAATACCCAGGTTCTTCTAAAGGTATTGCTAATGGGTATGCGAAAAAGACTGTAGACAATCAAAACTATAAGCACTTTCGTATGCATGGAAC